CGATAAAACACTTTTTACCTATTTTAGCACCTCCTATTTGAGTTTTTCCAGAATCTAAATTATTTGTCATTACTCTAGGACATATATAAGTTCCATCTCCAATTTCAACACCTCGTGCTATTATTACATCATATCTTAGTGTCACGTTGTTTCCTATTTTACAATTACCTGATGTAGACACTCTAGAGTCTATGTAACAATCAGATCCAATTATTGTATTTTTTCTAAGCTCTACATAATTTCTAATGACAGTGTTGTCTCCTATTTCAACGCCTTCTTCGATTACGCAAAACTCTCCTATTTCAACGTTTTTTCCTATTTTAGCACTTTCATGAATGCTATTTATTTTAACACTTCCACTCATATATTTTTCCAAGTTATTTTGTTTATATGGCTAGTTTGAATCCTATCGTCATGCCTATGAGTTTCCCATATTGTTTTTCTACCTTCATTAAGACCTCCTTTAATCCATTCCTTAGCGTGTTTAATCGATATACATTTAACATTTTGCTGTTGGCATTGAATACCTACAAAGATATCAGCCATATTTGCATTAGGGAATCCATTTTCATAATCTATTTTTAAAAATGAAGTATGAAAACCAGATACACCTGATCCAGGAATATGGACTATTTCCTCTTCGCATGAATTTAAGCAATGTGCTTTCATTTTTCTACCTTTATAATAACTTAATATTTTACGAGGAGGAATAACTGATCCATGTATAGTTATTAATGATTTATGTTTGTCTATTTCTTTTATATATGTAGACACATAATTAGAAGGATATAAAATATCATCATCTGTTGAAAAATAATAATCGTCTTTATATTTACTAACGTTTAAAAATTTATTAGCGTCTCCTTTTTCATTAGTTGTTAGGTTTGGAATAACCTTGGGATATTTAGAAAGAAGCTTTGGGATTTCTGCATGTCCATTTAAAGCCAATTCAATTACATCGACTTGTGGATGCAAATTGTCTAAAACTAATTCTAAAGTGTTTAATCTTTCCGGCAAAGTTGCCATTCCAGCTATAATCATATTGTTTAATTGTTTTTTGTCCAAAGATATGTTGGAGTATGGTTTAATTTAATTTTAAGGTTTCTAACATATCCATATGATTTCATTATGTTATCAGTTTCTTTTAATATAGAATCTGTTTCACATTCTATGAATACGTCACATTTTACTTGAGATGTTAGTGTTTCCTTAGCACCTTTTAATAAAGGAATGTTATAATGCTCAACATCTATCTTAATAAAATCAAATTGACCTTCTACCATGCTATCTAGCTTTTCAACCTGAATGCCTTCACCTTCAACGACTTGATTCATTCCTATATTGAAATGTTTTTTACTATTATTTCTAAGCCCAGCAGTCTTTTTTTCTTCACCTAAAGCAATATTATGTAAAATAGGAGATATATCATTTAATTTGCAATTTTCTAATAAGTGATCGTATGATTCCTGAGAGGGTTCAAAACTTGTTACTTCACATCCTAATATTTTTGAAAAATAAATTGTATGATTACCTATACATGCCCCTATATCTAAGCATTTTTTATTAGAATACTTATCTAAATTATTCATCATATATGATAATATTCCACCTTTATGAGATTCATAAAATTTTAAACCTTTCCAACATCTTTGAATATGTTCATTTTCATCCCTTATTACTAAATTAGCTGTTTTTCCATTATAGGCTGTTAGTTTTACAATCATATTATTTTTTATTTTATAATCCATGGATTTTTCTTTCTTTCTTTAGGGTTCATTACGCTTTCTTGACAATCTAAATTTATTTTAATCAACGATTTTTTTACCCCATATATTTTCCTACCTTTTTTTACCCAATATCTGTTTAACCTAGGACCTACACCGGATCCTAATAATGGGTTTTTATCCCAAGTGTTTAAAGGTATTTCAGGGATAGTATAGCTTATAAAATCTCTTTTGCATATAAAACTGAATTCAGTAGTTTGCGTTAAAAATATTTCACTAGAATACTCACGCCTTGGAAAATTAGTCCAGTTTTTTTCTCTATTGTTGTTAGCCAAGTGTAAAGCTATTTTAACTGGACCTCCTATTGATTTCCACAACCTTTCAGCCTCGTTAAAAAAGGATTCTTTTGGAAGAGCGTCATCTGGCATCATTATATAATATTCATGGTTTTTAGAGATAGCTTTTTTCCATAGAGTATTCACTGTCTTCCACCAGCCTTTCTTACCATTATTTCTAGGAAGTTTTACATATTCATCGATATTATTTAAATCCACGTCGGTATTTGATGCATCATCTACTACAACTATTCTACAATTGGAGTCTAATTTTTTTAATTCCTCTGTTAATCTATTAATACCCAAGGGTCTATTATATGTAGTTATCATAACACAAAATTTTGAATGGAAATCTCCATCTTTAAATTTACGAATATTAGTGTTTATAATATCTTTAGGAGTGTTTGAAAAATTTCCAGTATCCCAATCTCCCTGTTTATTATAACTATTCCAAATAGAATTTATTCGTTTGAACATAAAACGAGCATTGTTGTTTTTTGATAATTCAATATCCATGTTTATAATACATGACATTTTTTGAATAGCCTGATAATCTTTAAATTTAGAATCAGGAAATTTACTTTTTTTTATTATTAAATTTAAACCAAATAAACTATAATCTACTTTTTCTAAATTTAAATAATCTTGAATTACTTGATCTATTGATTTATCGGTCAATCTTCTGATTTTATTAATATTTCCAAGTGACTTTTCAAGCATATTACCTGATGTTACCTGATTTGAAATTAACATTACAGAGCTATTTAATTCACTACTTAATATTTTTTGATTTGAACCTACTGAAGTTTGAGCCATCCCACCAGTGTCAGCTAAGCTAACATTAGAATATTCTTCAAATAGAGATACAATACTTGAAGTACATACATTATAACTGCTGATATAAAGAGCTAGATCAAATGTTTTTAAATTAAAGCAATTTAACCTATATAGACTAATTAAAATCCGATTAAGTTGATTCTTATTTTTAATCTTTATATTAGAAAAGTATTTAGAGTCTATATCTACAAACTGTATTTTATCATTAATGGATTTTAAGATTTCTCTATTGTGCGATGATAAAGGTGTTAAATCACATGTCATAATAACAATATTGTCTTTAACCCAACCATTATGCTTTAGGAGAGAATTCAGCATCACCCTAAGATAAGGAAAATTAAAATCTGCTCCTTCGGTAACTATTGCATATTTTATATCATCTTTCTTCAAAACGGTCTAAATCTTTTTTTTCATCTACATCTATTACATTATCAATGTCATAATATATTGTATCGTTATTATACATGTTATTATTTAAGTTATTTATCTTATTACTATTGAATATACATATATAATGACTTATCTCAAAACAAGTAGGATAATCTTGTCTTCTATATAGGTCGTGATAGAATAGTTGAGATCCCCTATTGCCTTTTTCCTGCTTTAACATTAAAAACGGACTTGTATCTATTTTCTTCTTACAAAGAAGTGATGACTGATTACGATTTAGTTTAAACATCGAATATGCCATGTCTATGTGATCCCAATTTCTTTCAGGATATGTCAAATATAACACGATAACATCTTCGTTCTCTATACCTATCTCATCAATAGCGTATTGAACTGTAGTCTTAGTGGAAGTCACATCCAGTGACATCTCAGGTATTCTATTTATTGTGTTAAATCCATACTTTAAAGATTCCTTTAATATCACTTCATCGTCTGTAACTACATAAGTAAGGTGCTTATATACGTCTGGTATAATATTAGCTGTATAATTAAACAACTTTCTATTTTTAAAGGGCAAACCTTTTGAATTTCGTCTAGCTGGTATTATTATCTTCATAGCATCTTAAATTTTTCTATGTCTATTTTTGGAATAGAAGTAATGTTACTTTTACTACTTAAATTGTAAAATTCTACTCCTCTCTTTAGTAATTCACTTTTTAACACGCCATATCCTTCGTTGACCTGTTTTATTTTTTTCATTTGAGTCAGAGGATGATGTCCATCTTTTGCATAGAAATGATTTGCTGTAAAATCAACACCAATTAATCCTATTTTAGTAAACCCCATTTTATAAGCAATTCCAGTAGCTACATATGGTGAATTTAAGCAAAAATCAACCTTGTTATCTGAATCTAAATTAGCTAATCTCCTGGAACCTAAGTCAAATGAAACTAAGTTTCTATTTTTCCAGCCTTTTACACATGTAAATAAAGCTTTACACGTAGATTCCATTACAAGCTTTCTTCTAGGAATTGCGAACCTTTGAGGGTGATCCGTTACTACTAAATAAGTAGGCATAAATAATTTAGGAACATCGTTTACACCTATCGTAATAATATCTTTATAGTGATCTTTCATTATGTCTAACGACACACCACATCCGCACACTATTGCAGACTTTCCTTTATGTATATCTTTAAACTTAGATAAAGTATTTGTCATAATAATATATAATTATAAGATATATTATTTTATACAATATTTTTACAATATTGTTTCAAAAAATAAAAGATTTGAATAAAAACTATTATACCACATTAGAAGTATCAGAAAATGCAACGCAGGATGATATAAAATCTTCATATAGAAAACTAGCCAAGAAGTATCATCCTGATAAAAACAAAGAAAGCAAAACTCACGAAGAAAGATTTAAGGAAGTTGCTGAAGCATATGACACATTGGGAGATTCTAAAAAAAGAAAAAGTTACGATAACTCTAGAAAAAGTCATTTTCAAGGAACGGGCTTTAATGGATTTGGAGGAAATTCAACAGGTTTCGGAGGATTTGATGATTTCATAAAAAATACTAGTTTTAGAGAATCTTCCTTTAACATAAATAAGCTACATATTAGAAAAAATGTAAAATCTGATATAAAGTCGCTTTTTGAAAATAAAGAAATAACCATCTCATTTAATAGGAAATTAATGAATGGAGATATTGAAAATAAAGATATAAAAATTAAAATTAATTTACGAAAAAGAAAATATGACATACGAAAAATAGCAGGCTCATATTGTATAGTCCTAAATATAGGAGGTATGGGAGACGAGTCTAGTGGAAAGAGAAAAACTCTATATGGAAAAGAAGAAGATTTCTATGCAATAGGAGATTTAATAGTTACCATAGAAATAACAGCATCTGCTAGCTTTAGCTTTGATAATGGAAATATATTAGAAGATATTAATATTGATTTATATACAGCACTATTTAGTAAGGAAAGAAACTATGTAGTTGATTCAATATTAGGAAAAAAGTACAAGATAGATATAACTAACCCTAAGAATTTGAGCTCATTAAAATTTACAGTAAAAGGAAATGGAGTAGTAAACTCTAAAAATAGAATAGGAGATTATATAGCTACTTTAGTAGTGAATGCTCCTGATCTGGACAAACTAACAGATAGAGATAAAGAAGATCTTAAAAAAATACTATCTAAAGGGTAAAGATGATATCGGTTTATTGTTTTTTATACCATTTTTCCTTATAAATAATAAAAAATAGAATCTGTGTGAATAGTTCAAATCTAAAACCAAGTAGTTTCATAGAAAACACAAGCGGAGATGATATAGTATTAATCGTCGAAAACGTAGGTGAAAAATTAAGTGTCAAAAGTAACGGTGTAAATAACACGATACTCGAAGGAGTATGCGCAGTCTTTGGACAAAAGAATAATAATCAACGTGTTTATGAAAAAGAGGAATATCTTCCACATTTACAATATTTAAATGAAAAGATAAAAACTAGACAACTAGTTGGAGATTTAGATCATCCACCTTCTTTTGAAGTAACTCTTAAAAGTGCTTCTCATATAATAGAAGGATTAACACATGATGGAGGAGATAAAGTAAACATTAAGCTTAGAATTTTAGAAAATACGCCTAATGGTAAAATAGCTAAAGCTCTTATCGACGGAGGTGTTAATATATCAGTTTCTTCCAGAGCAGCAGGACAAGTACTAAATGAAGGTAAAGTAAAACTTCATAGAATTTTTACATATGACCTGGTTGCTGAGCCTGGATTTACCGAAGCAGTTTTAAAGAAAACAGTGAATGAATCCTTAAAGACTAATTTCGATATGATAACTGAAAATTACAGTTTATTAAAAGAAAACTCCTTTATAAATAAAGAAAGATTAGAAGATATATCTGAAAATTTAAATTTTTCAAATAATTATAAATTTTACAAGATAAATAACAAAAATAATAACAAGCTAGCTAATAGTTTAAGCAATCAAAATAATAAAAGCAAAATGAACGAGTATGTTAATAAAAATGATATGAATCATTATACTGAGATAGTTAAAGAAAAATTTGAATCTATTCAAAACGAAATGGCTGCTCTTAAAACAGTTAATGAATCTGTTTCAAAAGAAACTAATTCAGTTGAAGTTTCACCAACATCAGGCGTGGGAAAATATGTTAATTACCTAGCTGAGAAAGTTGAGAATTTAACTAAATATACTGATTATTTATCAAGTAAATTAAATCAGTCAGTTAAATATACTGAGCATGTTGCTGAAACTACTAATAATGGTATTGAATATCAAAATTACTTAGGAGAAAAACTTAATCAAAGTTTAAATTATCAAAATTACTTAGGTGAAAATCTAAATAAGAGCATTAATTACCAAGATTATTTAAAAGAGAACTTAAACAAGAGTATTAATTACCAATCATATTTAGCTGAAGAAGTAGATAAAGGTATTCAATACACTGAATATGTAGCAGAAGGTGCTAATAAAGGAATTCAGTTTTCTGAATATATTGCTGAAAATTCACAATTAAATAGAGAATATGTTGAATATGTAGCTGAAAAATCTTCAAAAGGGATTAGTTATGCTGAATATATTGCAGAATCTTTAAACAGTGGAAAGTTTTCATCTAATAAAGGATTACTAAATAAAGTATCTGGATTAAATGAAAGTCAGCAGATTGAAACGATCACTCAAGGAATTGACGAAGTAATAAAAACTGTAAAGAATAACTCAGCAACAGCTGTATTAGAAAATAAATATCCTTTCTTAAAAGTATTGTCTCAAGAAAAGAAAGACGCTTTCTATAACTTAGATACTAACATTAAACAAGCCGTTGTTGAAGCAACAAACGCTTCAGTATGGTTTAACGAAGCTGATGTAACAAGTATTATTTCAGCAATTGTTGAAAACGTTAATAAAGCTATTCCTAATCATATTAAATATATGCCAAACGAATACAAAGCAGATTGGGGTAATATGAACGAAGCTGAACAGAATCGTATTCATACTAAAACTCAACTTTACAACTTGAACACTCCATATCAAGTTAAATCTTTCTGGGATGAAATAGATTTCAGAGGAGTTAACGAAAGAGTAGAAAGAGAAAAAGCAAATAGAAAATTACAACAAATCAACGAGAGCCAAAGTACAGAAGGTGCAATCCCAGTAAACCGGGTAGTTGATATGACGAGAGGTTACTCTCAGACTTATATAGATTCTCTTATGAGAAATGCGGAAAGCCGCAAAAAATAAAAAAAATCAATTAGAAAATGTCACGTACAAAAGTTTTTAAACGTACTTCAGATTCTAGAATCCTCGATACTTGGAAGCCAATGCTTGAAAGCCATGGTGTAACAGCTGATAGTGGGAGACAAGAATGGTTAGCAGAATATGCGCATAACCATGCTATTTTTGATAATAGCGCTCCTCTCTTTGAGCAAACTGCACCTGGGTTGTTTTTTCAACAACCAGGTTCTGTATTAGGTATGGGTAACGCTGTTGCTCCAACACCTGGTCAGACACCTTTTTCAGATGCTGGTGTTAAAGGTTCGTATGCCGATTCTGGTTCTGGAGATAAGTTTCCATCGTTACTTCCAGTTGCTATTCAAGTAGCTGCAAAAACGATCGGATTTGATCTTGTTCCCGTTGTTCCTATGGATTCTCCGGTTGGGTTCTTACCTTACTTGGATTATTTATATGCCGGTGGTAGAACAGATACAGATTTTGAACCATATATGGTTAAATTAGAAGGAATCACAGTTGATGACTTCGCAACAGTTCCTGCTATTGATACTGCAGATACTGTATTCGCTGGTGGTACTACCGCTGGTACATACAGATTTGTAGGATTCTCAAGAGTTGATGGTCAATTGATCCTTAAAGTTCTTGATGATGGTGGTGCCGCTGTAAATGTTACAGCTGATTTAATCAACACTGGTAACACAATGACTGCATGTGGTGGTGCCGCAGCAGCAGGTTTAGGAGCTATTGACTTAGATCCAGCTACTACTTCAGTAGGTGTTTCTTTAGTTTCAGCTTTAGAAAACCATATCTCAGGATTTACTTCAGTTGCTGATGAAAATTATGCAACAGAAGATTTCACTGGACCTTACTTTACAGACACTAACGGTCAGATTCCTGACTCAATGTCAAGAGAGCAAGGAGAACTATCTAGATTCAGACAAATGGGTCTTAGAATGTTTACTAAATTTGTTGAAGCAAAAGGTGATCAAGTATCTATCTCAGCATCTGTTGAGCAGATTCAAGATCTTAACCGAGTTTGGAACTTCGACGTAATCTCTATGTTAGAGAACGTTGCAGTTAACGAACTTGCACAGTCTATCAACAAAAGATTAGTTGACAGAATCTTTACTTTAGCTGCTGACCATAATACGGAAGTAACTAACGTTGAAGGTGCTGGAATTACTACATTAGACTTAAACGCTGGTGTTGGTGGTTTTGAAAACGTATCTACAATTCAAAGAAGATTAGTTACTAAGGTTCTTGAATTAGCAAACTTAATTTACCATAGAGGTAGATTCGGTGCTGGTACATTCATGATTACTAACGGTAGAGTTGCATCTGCATTAGCTGATGTTGCTGGTTACTCAATTGCACAAGCTCCATCTGATATGGGCGGTGTTGCTGGTAACTTATACCCAGCTGGTAAAGTCTATGGTGTTCAAGTATACGTTGATCCTAACTTAAGATTCGGTGATTCTCGAATTACTATCGGACGTAAAGGATCTGACGAAGAACCAGGTGTTAAATTCTTACCATATATTATGGCTGAGTCTTTACAGACTATTTCAGAAGGTACTTTCTCACCAAAAATTGGAATGAAGTCACGTTACGCAATCACTGAAGCTGGATGGCATCCAGAAACTCAGTATGTTAACATGGACGTTATCGGAGATTTAGCTACACTTACAGGTGGAGCAGCTCCTTCTAACGCTTCAGTTTAATTTTAACCGAGAAGTTATAATATTAAAGGGAATCTTCGGATTCCCTTTTTTTATTTATAGATAACGTACCATTGGAGAATATTTTATATTTGATATCCGGATTTTCTATTATATGAGTTAAGACAACGGCCATTTCAGAACTTATTAGTCTCTCTTCAAGTAATTTATAAAGAAAAGAAGTGTGTTTTTTTCCATGAGGAGGAAACCTCTTAAGTAGTTTTTTAATTACCCCTTTTACATGCCTCTGTTGCTTAGTTTGAGTTAAGTAACCTATCATACATTTTTAAAATTTAAAGTAACCGAGTACCTAGTAGCTATAGACAATAATTGTTGTTTAGATATTCCTTCTAGGAAACCTTCATTAACAATCATTCCTTCACCCGAGGGATCATTTGCTATGTCTTCTTCATTACTACTAAAGACTTGAAAAAAGTAACCTGAGGTGAATCCAGGAACACTGTCATATCCATAACATACCTCCACTGGATCACCGTCTTTGGGATTTATACCCATTGTGTTTATTCTACTCATATTCTTTTGATTTTTCATTAATAGCCTTATTTAATCTCTTGATTAACCATTCATGTTCTGGATGTTTTCTTGTAGCTAATAATCTGAAACTAATTTCTTCTGCTAATTGTTTTATTTCTCCTTTACTCATCTTAATTGGTTTAATTTATTGTGAACATATCTATTAACTCTTTCCCATTTGCTGAGACCTGAGCCCCATAAAACTCTTTCGTCCATATCAATGCACCAAGTATTCCATTTTTTAAATAAAAATAAAATATCAATTATTAGTTCTCCAGCATGCGTAACTGTTGGAAAATACCAAGTGATTTCAAATAAAGATCCAGACCAAAAGGAACGCGAGTTATCTATGTTAAGTATTTGAAATCCAAATTTATGATTATCTCCACCTAAATAAATATTAAGTAGACTTATTTTAATAGACCACTTATTTGTTTTCCATGCTATTTTTTGCAGTGTCTTTCTCATTTTAATATTTTTTAGTATTTGGAATCCTTTCTAATTACATTTACGTATTCGTGAGCTACAGCTAATACTGTATCTATGGTAAATAAAGGTTGATTTGCATCTGCATATGTACGGTCTGCCTCTTCTTTATTAAGATGATACTCTTTTTCAAACTTTTCAATAGTGCAACCTGTTACGTTTATAAACGCTTGATCTAATCTGCCTCTTCTTAAAAAGAGATAGTGCTGCCAGTTACCAGTTTCAATATATGTATCTACTGTGCTTTTAGCATGTGATAATCGTAGATCCTCTTTTGTTTTAAATATTTTTATGGCCTCTATTTTTTGTCCTTTTCTAATAGCTGTTTCTACGGAAGGGAGCCAATTTGGTTTATACCAACCATTTAACATTTTCTTAATGTCCTTATCAGTTTCATTTGAGAATTCTCCCAATGGTATATTTTCCTTAGATTTTTTAACAGGTTTAGTTCCTAATATAGATTGTTTTTTCTTCTTATTAAAAAATTTCCTATTGCTATAGCTAAATTCTCCTCTATTTTGTTTAAACTTCACTTTTCCCGCTGTTTTTGTCTAGTTTTCTATATTGCATAATAATCTCTTTTCTGTAGCTTAGGTGTTTATTTACGTATTTATGTAATTCTTTACCTGCATCTGCATAATTTGGGTTATCAAGCACTGTTTTTACTATTTCAGAAATGATCTTTCTCTCTTCACTCATGTTATTATAGGTTTAATTTTAAAGATGTATCTAATGATTTAGATTCTAATGTAGGCCTAAGTTCCATTTTATGGGACTCTTTTACATAATTAAATAGCGCTAATTCTTTTGATTTTGCTTCTATTTCTATATCAAAAAGCTGACCTATTTGAGGTATACTGTCATATAAATAATCTGCATGAGATCTTTCCATAACAGAAGTGTCTTCATTGAGTTTTTTACTACTACTGAAATGGGCAAGTGGACGTATATTAGCTGGCCACGTTGAGGCCGCTAGTTTAGCAGCTTTTTCTTGAGACAAACCACCTGTGCAAAATAAATGATGAAAGAAATCAAATGTAATAGGAATATTTATATGTTTGTATAAACCTTCGTATAAATCAACTACGCTATATTGACTAGCCTTATCATCGTTTTCTATAACAAGACGAGCTTGAGTAGATTTAGATAACTTTTTAAAGTTTTCTATGAACCTTTCTATAGAAGATTTTTTGTCTCCATAAGTACCACCTACGTGAATATTTAAACTATATTTATGATTTTTAGGAAGACCCATTAAATCTAATATTTCAGAATGTTTATCGAGATCATTTATACTATTAACAACTACTCTATGATGAGGCGAAGGAAGTACGCAATATTGACCTGGGTGAAACCCTACTCTTAAATCATTATCTAGTACATATTGCCCAGCTTCGCGTAAGGCTTTCTTGATAGCTTTGTAATCAGGTAGCTGTGAAAATTTGTATTCGCTCATCCATGGAAAAAGGCTACTTGACATTCTAAATATTTTTATGTCATGTTTTACATTCCATTCTAGTATTTTCTTTAAATCAAGTATATTCTTTAAAGATAATTCACTAGCGTAAGGTAAACCTTTTTCTTGAAATGTTCTCTTGATCATACCTCTATTAGTAGATACGCCATTAGGTTTAAGAGATAAATTTATACAACAGTATCCTAGATTTTTCATAGTTATATTATACTAATAATTTATAATATTATACACTATACCGTAAAATAGTTTAAATAAATAATAAATAATAAATAATAGTTATTATCTATGAAAAACTTTATAAAACCATTCTCATTGTTTGAATCTAAAACTAACGTAGAAGGATTAGGACAATTTATTAAGACTTTAAAAGACACTTTTAAAGATCATCATAATGTAATAGATGATTTAAAAGATTATATAGTAAAATCAGGATGCGAAGCAATAGGATTCGATACATTATACGGGGCTTCTGGTATATCTAAAACTGATAAATGTGTGATTGCAGATAAGATATTAAGTAGACCTATTGAAAATGCTCTTTATGTAATACTTCATGAAGTGTCTCATCAGTATCAATATTCTAAATATGGAAAAGATGTAATGTGGGACTCGTATAATTCAAATATAGATATAGAAAAAGCTGTTGATTTACTAATGAATATTGAATTAGTAGCAGACAGGCTAGCTATCATTAAATCTAAACATTTACTAGACTCAAACGGGGTAAAAAATTATAAACAAGCGACAGCAATTTATCCTAAAATGTCTAGACAATATTTTAAAAGCCATTTAGAATCATTAAGAAAAAGTGTAAATGATAAAGATATATCCAACATAGACGGCGTAAATAATATGATGCACGATGAACTTAAGAAAAAACCAGAGCCAATTAAGTTTAAAAGCTACAGTAAACCCAAGCCTAAGCAATTTAAAAATCAAATAGAAATAGATATAATTTTAGATAAACTATCTAGTACGGGATGGTCTAGTTTAACTGATTCTGAAAAATCTACACTTAGAAAAGCCAGTGCTAGCAAATAAACTACTTCCAAAAAACATTAATTGAAATAAGAGCTATTGACAATAATAGCGATACGAATATTTTTAAAGTGAATGCTTCATTAAAAAAGTAATTTACCATTATCGCATAAACTACCATACCTATTCCAAATCCAATGAATCTAGTTGGCCATAGTACTCCATCCATTGCAGTCACTGTGTGCTTAGTTCCCCATATATAAAGAAACGAAATAGGAACACCAAATAAAGCTAATATCAATTCATTTTTTTGAAACCAACTCCATTTGAATTGACCGTTTATTTGTATAAAAACGGCTATATGACCGAGTACAAAGAAAAATATACCGTAAAGTAGAGATGTGATATTATTCATATTTACATTAAATCATGATTATGTTGTAGGTGTAGTTCTAAACGCTTTATAAGTATTTCAATAAGAAAGTAGTGTTTATCTGCGGTGCCTTCATTTAATAGATGTTCCATTAGGTCTTGACATTCATATAATTTTGCTAAAAGCATTTTTTCTTTAGCGACTTGGTTTTCATCTAGCATTAACTAGGGATTATTTTTAATTCTTTTTCTTAATTCAGTGGTAGAAAAACCGTGGTCTCTTTTATTATAATATATATTTATATTTCTTTTTTTACAAATATCTTTTGCAGTAAATTCCTTACCGAAATATTCGCCACCTATAATCCTTACATTAAGTTCAAATGAACTAAAGATATCAATTAGATCTTTTTCAGTTTGATAAGGTAAAATTTTATCTACATAAACACAACCTTCTAATTGAATAAATCTTTCAACTAAAGATTGTATAGGCTTATTTTTAGTATCAGGCCTGTCAATTGTTGGATCAGTTTGAAGTGCACATATCAAATAGTCGCATTGACTTCTAGCTTCCTCTAGCATTTTAATATGACCTGCATGTAAAAGGTCAAATGTTGAACATGTAATGCCTATTTTCATATTATTTTAATTTTATTTCAAATCTTTCTTGCATGTTATATAGCACTTCTTTTGGGACATTATGTGTGTCTACTCCATTATGTCTATTCTCAACTACTAACGAATGCACAATGTAGTTATTATCTTTTGCTATTTTATAGTATGGATTCATTTCCCACTCTTGAGTAAACGTATTTGAAACAACTATTTTGGATTCTCCTGCAATCATAAAGGATAATACCGATCCTTGACACCATTCATGTGCCTCTTTTAATTTATTTGGATTAAAAGTATAATCTCCGGTGATTGAATCTATAAAATACATATCGGATTCTAAGTGTGTTCCTCCGATAGATCTAGCAACTGTTGATTTTCCAGATCCAGGAATACCTCTAAGTAAAAATAATTCTTTCATGCAATTATTATACTAAAATTTTAATTAAAAGTTATTACAATATAAATTGGCTAATATAGTCTTTGCCATTTTGAATTCGTTAAGCTTATTCAATTTTAAATTGTAAACTTTAGCTACTGATTTTAAATATGGCATTGCTTCTGATATTTTCATTTTTCCAAACTCTTTCATGTTACTATTGGTTTTTTATTATTACTTTTTTTAAGTCACCTAAATCTTTTTTATACATATCAATAGGTAGTGTAGATTTAACTATATCTAGCTCTTTTTCTAATTCTATTTCTTGAGAAAGAAGTTCTTCATACTTTTCTTTAGTAAGTGTGTATATTTGCATAGATAATAGATAATTATAAAAACCATCAGTCTTATCAAAATTATTTGCTTCTAAATAAATTATAATGGATTTTTTAGGAGCATTGTTTACAATAAGTTTACCATCAATAATGTCTTTTATAAATCTTGCTTTATTTGAAAGAACTGTTAGTTGTTCTTTTAGTGTTTTTATTAAATAATCCTTTCTTTTGTCATAATAACTTAATCTAAAATTTATAAAATATTTAATAATATCTTTTACATTATCGAAAATCTTAAGTTTACCATTTTCATCTAACATTGTTAAATTCTCAGACTGTCTCTCTTCTATTTTTAAGAATCTATTTAACCTTTTAGTTTTAACTAATTTATCTAGATCTGCTCTTTTGAACTTTAAAGTATAGTTTATATTAGACTTTGAATTATCGTCATATGTAGATATTTCTTTAGATTCTTCCTTACTTATTAAATATTTGTCGTATTTTTCATAAGTAACCGAAGGAGGAAGTTCAGATATATGTACAGTAGACGTGTTTTTAATCTCATAAGTACCTTTTAATATCCAAGTAGAAGAATTAATTTCATCTCTTTCACAGCTTCCTGTAAAACCCCTATACCATGGTTTAGGCTCAGTATATTTTTTATTAGACAATTCTTTTATGCATGAATCTATAAGATCTATTGGATTTCTATTTAATATATTTGTAGCAAAACCGACTGCTATTCCGGATCCTCCATTCAATAAAACTGTTGGAATTATAGGTAAAAAAAAACTTGGTTCTATTTCTATTCCTTCTTCGTATCTAGAATCAAGTAATTCAAAGTCTTTATATAATAATTTAAAGTTTTCATTTAGTTTAGTTGAAATATACCTAGGAGCACCTGCTTCAGGTGACCTCAGTGATCCAAACTGCCCTATTTCATCTAATAGAGGCATTGAATTTTTAAAACTCTGTGCCATTCCAACTATAGCAGATGAAAGAGAAGCATCTCCATGATGATAATTTGCATCAGAAGCAACTTTTCCACCTAATTGAAATATCTTTAAAGGTTTATTATTAGAACCCTTCCATACTTTGGAAGCTATATGTATGACTTTACGTTGAGTTGGTTTAAATCCATCTATAACAGATGGAATAGCCCTATGCTCAATTACATACTTTGCATAATTTCCGTAATCTTGATCTAAGTATTCAGTTACTGTTTTTTCCATTATTTTTCTTTTTCCGCCAATGCTTTTTCAAACATTTCTGCTAATTTTTTATCATCGGGAATAGTGTCTTTTAAAACGGCTCCAGCGTGCATATACCCTTGTTTATAGGACCATATTAATAATTCCACTATTTCCTTAAAATCTTGTTTTTTTTCTTGTTTATTCATATTAATTTATATTTAAAATTTTAACTTTTCTAGGACTTGAATCTTTTCCAAACCAAGTATCTAGACTTTCTTTGTAGTTTTTATCGTTTATTATTTTAATAACCCTTGGATTCTTTATTATCTCTTCATATTCAGTATCTTCTAGTGATGCTAAACCTTTTTTGTATTCTATATTCCATTTACCTAACGATTTTTCTTTAGTTGACCATTTTTTATACTCTTCATCTGAGTAGAATTCTAAAACCTTATTTGCTCTTTTTGCAACTACAATAGGTGTCATTACTTTATGAATAACTCCTTTTTCAAACAATTCTGGCCAATATTTATTAAAGAAATTTATCAAAAGAGAAGCTATAGAATCTCCATCAGGATCTGCATCGGTATATATGTATATTTTACCATATCTAAGAGCAGTGGGCTCCTCTCCTAGTTTTAAACCCAATGCAGCCATTAAATCTTTAACCTCATCGTTTTGAATTACTTTTGAGTTAGGCAATTCACTAACATTTAAAAATTTTCCTTTAAGTGGAAAAGCTCCTATTGTTTGAGAGTCTCTAAATTTCCTAACGGCGCTGAGTGCAGATAATCCTTCATATATACCTAATATACAACTGTTTCTATTGCCTTTTTTCTTAGCATCTATTAGTTTTAAAACCTTAGAGCTACTTAGGTTTTTATTTAGTTTTCTAAGCTCAGCCCTTTCTTCTGCTAATTTTTTTCTTTCTACCCAATCTAAAACGGATTGTATTATTTCTGATTTAAAAACCTGTTTTGCTATTTTTTCACTTACTTCATGTGAAGTTTTAAAGTATTTCTTTTCAGTTATTAGTTTTTCTTTGGTTTGTGATGAAAAAGCTGGATTAATGATAGTACTATCTATAAATACATATAAATGGTTCCTAATATCATTAGGTTTAACTGCAACTTTATATTTTTTGTGAATCATTTCACGTAAATAAGATATTAATTGATCTGATATATAATCTACGTGATTTCCACCGTCTTTTGTGTGAACTGAGTTAACAAAACTCACATTATTAAAGCCATCTTTAGATTTTGCAAAGCCTATCTTCCAGTTTTCAGATTCTTCATAAAAATACTCTGCATCTTTAACATATAACTGAATGTAGTCTTCGAATTTTTTAAACCTTAGATCATTCGTGAATTTACTTCCATCTTTTAAAGTAGTTACTTTTATTTTTAGTTTTTGATTGCACGCAGCAGCGTCTAAACACCTCTTATACAGTATTTGATGAGTATTTTCATCTATAGAACCCATGTTAAATCTAGAAAGCTCTGGATAATACGTAATTTCAGTAAAACCCCTAGACGCTTTAGTTATCTTAGGTTTGCTTCTAGTATTCATATTATTTTTAAATACTTGTTGAAACTTATCAGTGCCATCACATGTAGTTATGACAAATTTAGTACTGAATATATTAGTTAACGTAGAACCTACGCCATTTGTACCTGCTACATTTCTATCTTGGGTATCGTCAAAATTACTACCGGCTTTAAGATTTGAAAATATCATTTCTGGTATCCATTCTTTATGCTCAGGGTGTTTTTTTACCGGTATTCCACCATTATCCCAAACAGAAATGCTACTATTATCTAAGTCGAAGGTTACTTTTATTTCATTTATTGTATTATTTCTTCTATGTTCATCTATTGAATTAGATAATATTTCATCAAATAATTTAATAAAGCCTGGATTATATACAACTTCTTTAAGTTCAACATTTACTCCATCGAACAAATGTTGATCTCCTGTATGAGCCTTAGTAGACCCTACATACATATAAGGCCTATGTAATACATGCTCTATATCAGTTAATTTCTGATACTTAGTAGCTAATTCTTTTTTCTTCATATTTTTTTTTTACTAATAAAATACGATTGGTTTTTATATTATAGGTATATAATACTAAATAAATAACGTATATAATCCAATCCGTCTATAAAAAGACCAGTTGTTTTATAGATAAATAACTAAAAATAATATACACTAAGATGAAGAAGAATGTTGTAATGAACCACGCTCAATTCATGGCTGCAGCTAACGCTGCTTCTGCTAAATACGCCACTAAAGGTAACACTGCTCAAAAAGATGAAGGTGGAATTAAAGTAGGTCAAGATTTAGCTAAACTTGAAGGAAAAGGAACAGACTCTATTCAGAGATATACTAAAGCGTTTTTAGCTAAAGCTAAAAGTAAGAAAGTAGTAGGGAACGGAAAGAAAAAATAATACATTTACCATGAATAAAAGAGCTTTAAGTTTTAAAGACTTTGCAATTCTTGAGAAGAAAGGCGCACTTAAAAAACTAGTAGGTAAAGATCCAGATGAGGAACTAACCACTAATGATGCGAAAAAACTAGGAAAGAAAATAGCTAAGATGGATGGTAAGAATAAAAGAAAATACGTAGGTATTATAAATTTCTTAGGAGCATCATGTGATATCTATAATGAGCTTTGGAAAAACTATACTAAAACACGAGATAGTTTAGCTAAATAATTTAACCATTAATGAAAGTTTACGAGTATGAAAATGTAAGTGCTAAAGACGGAGGCGTGATCTTTCAGGTTATACTAAGCCATGATATATCTTGGAATATAGTAGACGGTATAACAAAATTTGAACAATACACAGTCGATACTAAAATACATGAAATTGACGTATTTCCAGATCTGAATTTTAAAAAAGCAACTGCTACTTCAACATACTACATATTAAGTGAAGCTGTTTTATTAAAACAAAAGCTAGATCTATTAACTGAATTTATTAAAAAACAATTAGTTAAGGATTATGATTTGGAAATATCTTCTATGTCATCTGGTATAGATCAAAATATAACTGATACTATCATAAAAGAATCTACTGAAAAGTATTTTGAAAAAACTTCATTTAAAGTCAATATAACGACTAATAGGCTTGTTTTTAGAGGAGTTGCATCTTCTTTAGATTCAGGAAGTCCTAAAATAGTACTAAAAGCTTCTACTCACATGGTAGATACTTTAGAAAATCAAACTGTAAATAACTGGAATAACGTTAGATTAAACGTTTCAGGTAATGGTGCAAATATTAAGATAGACAGTTCTACTCCTATTAATATATCTAATATCAAGGAATATGATAGAGTAGATAAAAAAGTAGAAAATTCACTTGTTGAATTGGTTCTACCGTCTTTAATATTAAAATTCACAGGTGATGCTGTTGAAACTCAAAAAATATGGTCAGGTGACGAAGACGCTTCTCAAGAGCTGTTAACTTCGCAATTAGATAAACTAACATCCAATGGTAAAATTGACAAGGACACTATTGAAATGAAAAAAAACCTTGAGTAAAAAAAGATAAATAAAATAAAATAATTTACACAATTATGGCAGGCTTACCACATTTTGATAATTCCACAGCAGCTACTAATTATTACGAACCTATATTTTTAAATCAGTTCGAAGTAATCATTAACTTACCAAGTTCTATACAAGGAACTAATGATGGATTACTAGTTGAACATGTTACTAAAATAACAGGACTTCCTGAACTAACAGGTGTTGGTACCGTAGAGCAGTTCTATAAATTCGCTAAACGTACGTTTGCAGCAGGTCAACCTAAAGCAACGGATGCACAACTTAAAATTGATTTTGAAGTCAATTTGAACGATGAGAATGATGCGTATGTATATAACATGATGAGAGCATGGGGAGATTTAACATTTGATCCTCTTAATGGAAGACAAGGACTTAAAAAAGATTATATTGGATCTATTAAAGTGGTTATCTTTAATAAAGCTCAAGAAATATTTAGAGAATTTAATTTTAGCCCAGCGTTTTTGTACAATCCACTTACTGTAATGGATTTAGAATACAAATCAGACGGCTTGTATAAATTAAGTGCTAATTTCCAATGCGATTCTTTTAGAGAATCTAGAATAGGAGCAATTACAGTATAGAAAAACTTATTATTAAAAATGGATATATTTGACGTACATAGAAGAGATGTTTATAATTTTGATCAATATATGGATCTTAAAAAACCAGGATTTGGTGGAAACGATTCATTAATATATGATAAAAATGCTAATGGTAAAAAAACATCTGAATCGGATAAACTTAAAGATTACAGAAGAGTTGTAAAAAGGGATCCTCTTTTTAAGAATCCTCATTATAACTCTACATATAAAGCTATGAGTCATGACCTTGTATATAAACAAGAAGGAGAGAAACCGGTTACATATCCTGATCCATATATAACTGGCGTAGCAACAGTTGAAGTAGGAGAATGGGATGACACTAATGAATCAACTTTACCTAGTTTTAATGAGTTTATATCGGAATCTAAAGATTTAGAAGGATCTATTAAAAAATCAGTAGACATTAATAGTAATGTTGAGAAAGTAATTAAAGAAGAAAACGCAGCTTTAGAAAAATTACAAAAAGCTAGAAAAGAAGCAATGTCTGAAGGTAAATGTAATAGCTTTAAGGAGTTTAATTCAATATCAGAGAATTACTTTGATATGGCATATCCAGAAACAGAAGAGCCTGAAATAGAAACAGAAGAACCAGAAGTTATTCCCGGAGAAGGTCCAGAAAATCCACCGAGAAGAAGAATTAATCCTAATCCTAAAAATGATATGTCATTAGAAGGAGCAGTTCAAGACTTAATGGATTATATGGGAATATCCAGAGAACAGGCAGAAGCTATATTAGCAATTGACGTAATTGGAGACTTAGAAACAGCTGAACCAGATACAGAAGAAGAAATAGAAGTTATTCCAGATGTAGAAGAAGGTCCAGAAAATCCGCCAAGAAGAAGAAACAACCCTAATCCAAAGAATAAAATGGAAGATTTAGGAGAAATAATAGCAAAATACGGAGAAGGTCCTGATTGTTATAGTGAAGGTCCTGGATGCGGTCAGTAACTTAAAAATGTTAATTTAGATTTATCAAACAAGCTTTCATCAAAATCTTTTTTAGGATCTATCATTATGTAATTAAATTTAACATTCAAGTATTCTTTATCTAAAAATTCAATAGTATTTTGAATTCCTCCAAATGTTATAGTAGAATTTAAGAACACTATCCTATTATATTTTTGGTTCTTGATATTAATAGCTTTATCTAATAACTTTTTTATTTCATAGTTTAGTAAAAAAGATTGAACGGGATTTGGAACTAAGAACTTAGTATTAAATTTATCTTTTATGATTTTATTTACATTTAAAAGATAATCTTCTTTTTGTTTTTTATTGTACTTTTTTATAAAAAACTTAAACTCTCTTATAAATACTACATCTAACGTTCTTGTGTTTTCCATTTCTATAAATCGCTTATTTTTAGTACATCAACACCTGATGATTTAAGTATTTTAATTCCATCTAAATCCCTATAATCTTCTATGTATATCACTCTTTTAATACCTGATTGTATTATTAACTTAGAACAATCTCTACATGGAGATAGGGTTACGTATAAAGTAGATCCGCTTATGTCCTGAGTAGACCTTGCTGTTTTTAAAATGGCATTTGCTTCTGCATGTAAAACATACCAATGAGTATTTCCATCAATATCTTCACAATCATTTGGAAAACCCGTAGGAGTTCCATTGAATCCATCGGATATGATAGTATTTCCTTTAACAACCAAAGCGCCAACTTTTTTACGCTTACTTTTAGATAGAGTTGACCAAACCAACGCCATTTTCAAGTATGTTATATGGTATTGTTTTTCTTTATTTGTCATCGTTCTTCATGCTTACCATAATTATAATAACTATCTGTAAAAGAATAGCATATATTCCTAAGAAATTACCATAACTAAGTATTTTTTCATCAAATGTTACGTAATATGTACCATATCCTATTAGAGACGTGATGAACCATAAAACTAACATACCTAATATATTTTTTGAGATACTAATAATTCTGTTTTTCATTTAATATAGTTTAGCTGTTTTTATTCCAGTCAAGTTTACATATATCCAATCGATTATTTTTCCATCTAATTCATTTGGAGTATAATGATCTTCTAAATCATTAAATTCATGTAAAAGCTCTAGTTTTTTAAGAACATCGGTTGGTAAACCATTTGTATCTATTAAATCATTATCCAATACTGGCATTTGTACGTTTTCAAAAGAATAATGCAACATGTCTAGCGCTTTTTCAAAATCTCGCTTATATATGTGCATAGAATCTACTACATGAGAATATGTTCCTATTTCAAGATCTGGATACGATGTTTTTCGTAAATGGTTTAACATTTGTTGTTGTAAAGTAGTAAAAAATGCAATGTCAGTTGGCATTCCTAACATTACGTCATTACTTCTCATTTTAACAGACATTCTAAGTTTATTGTTTCTTATTAGGAAACTAGCATACATAGTACATACAAAATCTTTATTTCCATCCCATTGATGACTAGGTTTGTTAAAGTGCATAACGGCTTGCCTAGAATTCATATCTTCTTGTAAAGATTTAAGGGCCCATGTATACTCGGTATACATATGGTTATTTTCTTCTTTAAATATTAGGTTTCCGTAAGCAGAATTTACAGTGCCATCCTTATTTTGTATAGTTTTCCAAAATTTAGCGTATTTGCTTATAAAATCTACATCATTTCTTCCTAGAAAATACCATATTAATTCTGCTGCAATATATTTCTTCTGGGAAGACCTTATTTTGTTAGAATAAAGACAATCTATTGGATTCTTTATTTCTAAACATACATCTATTATTTCTTTAGTTGATGTTGATCTAGGATCACTTTTTTTACCATTAGGTCCCATTAAATCGGCTAATAGTTGTCTGTATGACTCTGCGAACGTGTCTTTTGAATATACTTTCATAAAATATTATACAATAAATAAGTTATAGGTTTTAATTAACCTTCTGTGGCTGATGTAATAGTCATTTCAGAGAAAAAGTTAGTTTTTTCTATGCTTATTTTTTTACTGAATAACTCCTCAGGTAGAGGGTCGTGTGAAATAACAAAAACAGTAAGACCATGTTCCTTTGAAAAATCTTTTAGTATCTCTATTGTTTTATATATGCTATCTTTATCTAAAGAACTAAAAATTTCATCTAAAAATAATACATTTATTTGATGATTCTTCATTTTTATTAATTCTAACATAGCCAAAAGTACTATGAGATTCATTTTCTTTTGTTCGCCAGTTGATAAACTATCGGGAGCTATTTCTTCGCCTAAATGTGAAATAATTGGATTAAATTGGCTATCAAATTCAAAACTAAATTTAAAGTCTAACTTTTTACTAATTCCTAATATTTTTGAATTAAGAACAGGCATTATTTTATCCATTAGGCTTTGTTTTATACCTGAATCAGACAAGAAACCTAACATATCTGTAAAAATTTCTTGTTTTTTAATAGTTTTGCTTAATTTTTCATTAGACTTAGTAACCTTTTCCTCTATATTTGATATGATATTAGATAAAGCAGACGTTTGCTTAGTGTTGTCCTTAGACTTTAAGTTTTCTATTGCTTCCTGTAGGTTTATTATGTCTAAATTGAGCTTTGATACTTTTGATTTGTGCGAATCTGAATTCTGTTGATGTTGTTTTAAAATTTCAGAGGCCTCGCTTATCTTTTTTTCTAAAATAGGTACTCTTTTTTTAAAAATATCTTGTTTTTCTAATATTGCTTTTTTAATTTCATGATGACCATTATCTGTTAAATCACTTAAACAATGCGGACATTTACTTAATTCATATATTTCCAATTTTTTAGCTATTTCACTTAAAGCAGCACTGTTCTTAGCGTATATAGATACAATTTCGGATGATTCTTTTTTCAAAGATTCAATATCTTTATTTAATGAAATTAGTATTTTTTTATTAGTACTTACTTCAACGCTCTTTAAGCTTATTTCATTTAGCTTTGTAGATATTTCCTCAGTGTTCTCTTTAGTTATACTATTTTTTAATATATCTAATTGTTCCTTTGATTTATTTAACGTTTCCTTATTGCTTTCAATATCAGACTCAATAAATGCAATGTTAGATTTGCTTTCTTTAGAGTCTTCTTTTACTTGATTAGACATTTCAGTTAAAATGTCTGTACCGAATATTCTATCTATTATTTTTCTTTTATCCGTTGGTGTTAATTTTATAAAGGACTTAAAATCTTCAAACGATAAGCTTATTGTATTTGAAAAAACAGAAAATGGAAAATCTAAAAGTTCATCTTCTACGAAGGAATCTACTTTACGTTTATCAGGTAGGTTATGAGAAGAGCCATCTATAGTCAGATTCGTATAATTAGGATCAATACCTCTCTCTAAACGTATATTGTTTCCAGAAGGAGACAAGAAATCTATACACGTATAGGCGTTTTTATTAACCCTATTAGGTATGTCTTTTGTTTTCCTAACTGCTGATTTTCCATATAATGAAATAGTCAAGGCTTCTTTTATTGAAGATTTACCGCTTCCATTTTTACCTTCTACTAATATTAGTTCTGGATCATTTGAAAATGTAAATTCTTGCAATTTATTTCCATATGAACATATGTTTCTCCAAGCTATTTTTAATAATTTCATATATTATTTTCGTTTACCTCCATGATATTCTACTGCGTGTCCTTCGTTTATCATTATTTGATTTGCGCTTATGTCAGAATCTTCAAATAATATTTCACCTAAACACCTTCCAAATTTTCCAACTCCATGTGATTTCAAAATAAAAACAAAATCGTAAGATTCTAAAAGAGTTTGCAAATACTTTTTAGCAGCTAAACCTTTCTTCTTTTCTTCTTTATCTCTTGTTCTAGATTCTGGAGCATTCATTCCCATCATTCTAATTCTAACTTTTTTCCAAGTATCGAATCCTAAATCCACTAAAGCATCTATAGTATCGCCATCTACTACTCTATCTAACTTTGCTCTATAGTTGTATAGGTTACTCATAGTTTTTTTCTTTATTTTTTACCCTATCACTTAATTTTTGAAAATACATTTTCATAGTGTTGTTATATGATTCAGGGTATTCTCGCTCAGATAGAGACTTTATAAAAATATCATGTATATCATAATCTTTTATTTCTTCTATGCTTTTCTCTTCTTCTTTTATGTTTTCTTTTATAGTAGGATTGTATGTAGCTATTTCTATTTTTTTATAATTAAAACCTTCTACTAAGTCCATAAATTTAGTAACAGGAAAAGAAGAAGCTTTATCTATGCGCATCATTATATCAACGTAATTGTTATCAAACATGCTTTTGATATCATTTAATTTCATATCTAATAAATCAAATGCGTCTACTTTAATAAATCTTGGTGAAAAGTTGTTTTCTTCAAATGTTTCTAATATTTTACTTTTTCCATTTTCATTAATTAAATCTATTACATGATAGCCTTTTGAGTTACCTCTATCACCTCTATCTAATTCAAAAGGTGTTCCAGTGTATAATACGTTTCCGTCTTCCTGATGTATATGAATATGACCTGAGAATACTCTAGAAAAATTACTTAATAGTTTTGTGTCTAATCCAGAGTGTAACTTTACCCATTTATTTAATTTAAAGTTTTTAATGTCTGCATGGCATATTATATAATCAACCTTTCCTACGTAAGATTTTACTTCCTTAGTTATTTTAACTTCGTCTTCTATCCAAGGAAGCATTAAAAATTTATGAATAGAATTAAGGCTTAGAATTTCAGATTTTTCAAATACATGTATATTAGGAAATATTTTTTCTATGCCCTTTAAAGAATGAATACTATTATTATCTTTATAATAAACATCATGATTTCCTAAAATAATATAAACACCACGTTTAAATTTTTTAGATAAAGCGCTTAATATTTCTAAAGAATCGCTCCATATTCTATTATTAGTATGCTCACGGTTATGAAACCAATCACCTTCTTGTATTAGAATATCGGTATCTTCGTTAAAATTATGTTTAGTTATGTCATTTAAAAAATGCTCGATTAAATAAGACTTTTGAGAATTAGCCCATTCTACAGAATTGTTACGTATGCCTAAGTGAAGGTCTCCTAAAAGGAATATTTTGTTTATTTTTTCCAGTGATATCATTTAAAACATTTTGTTATTCTTATTCATCTTCCAATCTAGGAATTTGTATTTTTTATTAAGCTCAGATAAAAGAAGTTCCTTATGAGTGTATTCTAAAAAATCAAATATTTTTTTATAGTCCATTGCAGTTACATTAGAAATAGCTTCTAATATGTATATAGGATTTGAAAAAGTTTCGTATTCTTTCTGTGTTTCTAATACATGGCTAACTTTTTCAAAAATAAAATTAACTTCATCTTTGTTGAACTTATTTCTGGTACCTTCTTTTTCTTGTACCATTTTAGATAATTCAATGTTTTCTTTTATTATTTTAAATATGTGATCTAAAAAAATTTTATATTCGACATTGTTTTCATAATCATACAAATCATTTAGATAACTTTTAGAGTAATTAGCTTCGACCTGTATATTTCTATTGTATTCGTAGTCATTTGGGTCTTTTAAACCTTCTCCTTGATTATATCTATTATTAAATATTTTATCTTCTCTTTTTTCTGCGGCTGCTATTTTTTTAGCTTTAGAATCAACTTCTTTTTTTTTCATATTATTATTCAATACTTTTTTATATCTGACTAAGCAAGTCAGTGTAGTCATCTAACTTAGTAGACGTGTGCTCTTGGTTATTAGAATCAATATCATCAGATTTAACAGAGTTAATATTTTTATAAGAATCTCTTAATTCAGTTTCCATGTTGTTAGTTGAGTCATCATCGCTGTAATATTCGCTATTTTCTCCAAACGATTCATCTAATCTCATATAGTCTTTTTTCATATCATAAAATTTATAACTTTCTTCGTATCCATTATCACGATTTGCTATAAGTTTTATTTTCATTCTTGATTCAAGAGGACCTCGCATTAACCCGTATAATGCATCTACTGTATGTATTAACCCAAAAGATTCAGCTACTGAATCCATTCCTAAATCAAAGTCATCGATAGCATCTCTTTTAATTTGAGTAGCTGTTATTATACACCATTTATTTCTCATAGCAACTCCTCTTAATTCTTCGGATATTACTTTTATCTTTTCATACAAACCTCCCTGTTCAGTAATAGGTCTCATTAAGTTTATATAATCAACAACGATTACGGTAAACTTTTTATTCATTTCTTTTTCCTGTCTAATAAAGTAATTTTCTACATCAATAGCGGTTGCGCCACCTGTTGCAAATTCTTTTATTAAAAGTTCTCCGTATTGTTTTCCAGAATCTTTAAGTTCTTTTAATTTTCCTTGAACCATAGCCATTGCCTTTTCATTAGTAAAGGCATCATATTTGATAGTTTCAATACCCAATATGTTTGAACCTAATCTTTTCATGTATTTACCTTCAGATAATTCAACGGTGACTACCCCTGTGTTATTTCCAGCTAGAAAAGAACGTGTTGCTATATTTCCAAGAACTATTGATTTTCCTACTTTTGGTCTACCTTGAAAAACAACTAATGATTTTGCATTCCAACCTCCTCCCTGTGTCTTATCAAAGAATTTAAAACCTGATGGACAACCTTCTTTAGATATTTGAATGTGGTGCATTGGATTTAAAAAGTTAAGCCCTGACTTGCCATTTTCAAAATTAATAGATAACTTATCGTTCATTTTATTTCTAACGCTTTCAATAACCTGTTCTATGTTTTCAGGATTAACGTTAGTAGTTTTCAAAGTAGTTAACATATCTATTAATAATATGTTAAATCCTCTTAACAAAACAAAAGCTTTTACATACTTATATAAAAAACTATAATTATGATCAGACAAGTTATAGTTATAAATCTCGTCTAAAACTAATTGATCTATTTCTTCATTCTTAAGGCCTAGAAATACTTTTAATTCTTTTTTAGTAGGTATTTTTTTATGGTCTTTATAATATAGAGTAGCATACTTCCAAGTAACTTGTAAATCTTCATTTGAAAAATATTTAGCTTTGATTTTACTTATTAAATCTTTTTTATCTAGATATTCTTCGGAATTAGAAGGTTTTAATAAATCTTCATCTGCATTTGGGTTTAAAACAAAGTTCCAAACCATTTTTTCAAGAAGCTCAATGTTTTCTATGAAGTCTATCATGCTTTATATTTTTCAGTTATGTTATAGAATTTACCTATTCCTTTTTTAGATATATGGAAGGTTTTAGAGTTTACGTCTATGTATCCATCTTCAACCAATCCCTTTATCATGTATATTATACTATCTTTTGATTCATCAGTTACAAATCTTTCGCCAAAAATATATTTTAAAGTCTTAGTTGAAAATTTACAATTTTTGTAAGTTACTTCTTTGTCTTTAGTATTGTTTTCTAATATGTAATTTATTATCTCAAACAATATAGATTCCTTTTCAAGTAAAGCACTATTTAAGTGCATATTTAAATAATACTTTAATTCAAGATTTTTTTTGAGTTCAATCATCGCTAGCTTCTATTTCAAAAGAGTCTTCTAATTCCTCTAATTCATCTTTTAAAACTTCTGAGATAGAACTATATTTAAACTTTGGCTTTATTACGTTTTCATCAAGTTCATCTATTACTTTATCGGTAAATACCTTTTCTGTAAATATTTCCCTCCAAGGTATCCTATCGCCTGTCCATTTGTTTATATAGTTTCGTGCTGATTTTTTAGGTTGAAAATATACATCTTTATCTCCTTCTTTAAAAGGTCTACACTGTGCTTGATCTGATTCTGAAAGCTTACTAAATTCTTTTTCGGATATAACACTTCCTCTACCTACTCCACATGCATCCCAGCTAATGTAATCCTGTAATCCAACATATGGATTCATTCCTTTGTGAAAACCTATATGGAATTCTATTCTTTCAGGTTTAGCTAAACGATTCTTATCGGTATTACATCTAACTATTACTCCAGTTTTCTTTTTTTCATCTTCTTCATCATCTTTAAGATGTCCTTTAGCCAACATCATTACTACTGAAGCGGCATACAAAGGACCACCTCCGCCTGACATTGTTTTTCCAGCATATTGATCCTGTCCTGCATAGTTATGGGCGGTAAAAATTAAAGGTATTTTTAAATTAGATAAGTCTAGTGTAAATGATTTGAAAAGAGCTCTTAACTCTTTTGCTCTTAGTCCCATATCTTGAGCGTTGCTTCCTTTACTAATATCGTTTACTTCTTTATCTGTGTTCAAGTGAGTTAAAGAATCTACAACCAATATCATTTTTAAACCTGGATTTGCCTCAGCTGTTTTTATAATATCATTTATGTAAAACTTTACTTCTGATATTTTTGCCATTCTTTTATAATTTAAAAGACTCATATCTATTCCAAAGTTTTCAAAGTCTTTTGAATCTAAAGCTCCCTCTGAATCTATATAAAAAGCAACGTATCCCTGTTTTTGTGCGTTATGAACTGCGTTCATCGCTAAGAAGGTTTTACCTGTTCCAGAATCTCCAGATACGCCTAAACTTCTAGCATTTGGATATCCGCCTCTTAGGCTACCTGACATTTGAGCGTTAAGTAAATAATTTCCAGTATGAATAAATTCATCTATATCAGAAAATCCTCTTAATTTTACTCTTCCTTTTGTTTCTTTTGCTAACTTGTCGTTAAATTTACTAAAAGCTGCTAATGTATCTGCTGTACTTCTACTCATGTTTGTTATATTTTTATTTTTGTACTAAAAAAGATGCGTGGGTTTTCATACATTTATTCTTATTTACTAAAATTTAAAATAAACGCGCTCATTATTTAATTCCTTATGAATTATTATATCATATATAAGGTGTATTAAGATAAATACGAAAGAAGAAGCATACAACTAGATAAGACTAGTGAGTCTTCGCATTCGCCTTTTATTACTCTTGAAAATTTCATTTTTTTCAAGGAATAATGATTTCCATTGATATCACCTTCTGGGATATCTAATTTGAATCCCTTTGGAGATTTTATATAATCGTTTAAACAAAGAGCATATGCATTATATGTCTTTTTAAAAGGTATGTTGTGATTAACCTTACCTAAATAATAACAATGATCTACATTAGGTTTTTTTATGTTTAAATCTTTATGAATGCATCTCAAAAAAGTATCGTATTCATTGTCTTCTATTTTATAGTTAATGTCTTCTATTAAGCATGAAGAACATTCTTTTCCATTTAAATAGTCCGCTTGATTTAACAAATATATGTTGTTAATTTTCATTCCATCTGTCAAGTCAAATAATAAAATAGAAATAGCTTCTTTGGAGTCGCTAGTTCTTTGAAATCCAGATTTTCCTTGAGATATCCAATTTACTTCTAGATTGTCATCATTTGAATATAATAATTGTTTGATATTTTCTTCTTTATTCATGATTATCTGTTATTTCAGTTATAGTTACTTCGGTTGTCTTGTTAGTTTTAGTCTTTTTTTTAAGTGGGACTAAATTGTTTTTAAGAGATTCTTTAACTATGTTATTATTTATCTTTGAATAAACGTATTGAGATAGATCAGATAAGAATACTTCTTTATTATCTGCGTTTTCATACATCATCTTAAGAAGTTTCTTATTAGGTAACTTTAAGCTAACTGAAATATTTAAGGTAGTTTCGTCTGCGTTAAACATGCTAAACATATTTGTTGCATGAACAGGGGTTTGTTTTGTATATGGGTTTTCTCCTACCTTGTCTTTAGCAGGTTCAGTTATTTTTTGAGAAGGAGGCGTTTGAAATTGTTTCAAGTTATCTGGCATTTGAATAGGCCCGCTTCCAGTTGGACCTGCTTTTAATGTTTCATTGGAATTAGGTACGCTAGTGGGAACAGGGGGACCTGCTATAGCTTGTACTTCTGATTTAGATAGAGGTTGCATTCCTTCGGTGATCATCATTAAATTTCTATTTAATAATTCAGTGTTTATACTAGATCCATCATTAAAAGTTGCTACAAAACCTCTTCCCTTCGGTTCTATATCTCTACATTTGACTATTTTACCAAGTAAGTTTCTATCTGGAGTTTTTATCCATTGAAACTGCTGACCTGTAAAGTTTTCTTTTAAGCTTATTAATCTTTCAGTATTCATACTATTCTTATTTTTTTTATTGAATATTTTTTTTAGAAATCCTATCATATCTCCCTGATTTCATATTTAGGTATAATATTTACATAAGAACAACTTACGTTATAATAGGTAAAATAATTATTAATGTCTATATTATATGTATATGTTATCACAGAGTTTTCATTTTTTTCTTTGTCTCTACTCTTTTATTATATAACCTATTTAATATGACACGGGTTACAGAATCCTTTTCTCCTGAAAACAATGTGTCATTTTTTGTAGGTATTTCTGTTCCTGTTTTTTTAATACTTCCTTTTCCTAAAAAGGAATCCGGTGATATATTAAATTGCATTTGAACATTAGGATACATTGAGGCAAAATCGTAACAAGCTACATAATCATAATGTCCAGGTATAGGAGGCATAACAAAGGCGCCTGCGTAAGTACCAGACTTATTTGCATTCTCAGGTTTTCCATCCTTTGCCATTCTCATTCCATTTGATAAAAATTCTCTGCATATTAAAGTTTCCGTTATATGAACAGGGTTAAAAACTTTGTTTATTTCAACCCTTGCCACTTTTGATAAACTAAGAGCAACATCTAGTAATTCATGTTTATCATCTAGCATTTTAACTATTAATACGTCTATTATGTTATACATAGTAAATTCAGCTACATGTTTTTGAGCTTCTCGCATTGACTTATGATTGCTTTTAAGTTTAGTTACACCTAATGAAAGGTTAGCAAAATAATCTAATTTGTAATTTTCCATTACTTTATAAGGTTTCATTTGCATTACCATTTCCATATAATCAAGAACAGCAGTATGTATAGGAACTTTATTATGTCTTGAAACTATTCTTTCACTCGGTAAGTTTAAAAATGCATCAACTCCTATATTTTTACATCTATTCATTAAATATATCCAGTCAAAATTTATGACATTCCAACCAGTTATAAGAGGTATTTTTGGAAGTATTTTATGAAAAAAACATTCCATCATTTCTTTCTCAGTACTAAATTGTATATAATTTATATTAAAGGTTTGATCCAGTATTTTTCTATCACCTTCCTTTGTATTTTTTATATTTTTAAAATATGTATGAACGTCTTCATTGATAGTTTTTTGTTCGTCTATTGATAAAGGATCTCCTGTATTTTGATCTTTCATAGTACTTAACACGTAACAATCGTTATTACTATTACAAAAAGTTATAAGATTAACTGGCATTGCTGCTTTATCTGCTTCTGGAAAATCATCACTTATTAATTCTATTTCAATATCTAAGTATGCTTTACTTGCAGTGAAATCAGACTCGTATATAGTATTTAAATCTTCTTTTGAAAATTTAGTTTGAATTAATTCAAATACTCGTTCTTTAGTTAACCATTTTCCAGATGAAGGTGTTCTTTTAATAAATCTTCCATCCCAATTTTTATCTACGGTAGGATTTTTAGAAATAGTCCAGTTAAAAAGTTCTGATCTATGTAACTTTTTCTTCATGAAAGAACATTTACCTGCCTCATTTATATATGAGATAAGTAAAGATTGTATTTTTTCATTATATTCGCTTCCTATTATCATATGTATTTTTTATAAGTTAGGCTGCATTTCAGCATTTACATGTCCACATGAAGCACAGGCTATTACTGGCATAGGTGCAATACTATCTCTTTCTGAACCTGTCAAAAACTTTGATATTTTTTTAATTTGCATTGCTTCTACAAACGTTTTACAATCACATTTTTCGCAAGCAAGCCATTCAGCATCCTTTAAGTGAGCGTTGATCGATGGATTATTAGTTGGACCTGGTGTTGATCCTGTTTGTTCGTTATCGTCTAGTATTTTCATATCTTTTATTTTTTTAGTAACCTCTATCCTGACGGTCGTGATTTTCTGCGTTTTTAGCCATGTATAAATTTACAATGTCTTTACTTGTCATACCTATTGCTATTGCAAAATTCATATAAAAATGAAGTCCATCTATCCATTCGTAATATAATTCTAATTTATCTTCATCTGATAAATCCTTAATAGTCATTTCGCTTGATTTATAATGGTCTTTTTTCCAGTATTTCCAAGCAGATGAGCCTATACCGTCATTTATACCGCCTAATGCATCAAACATTTCATTTAATTCATCGCTCATTGCATGCTTATTTACCATCCAAGACTCTGCTATTTCCTGTAGAGAAAGGTTCGTATAATCTAATCCTAATCGTTGCTGTAGTTCCTTTTGTTTATTGTAAATCATACCGAATGTATCTTTTGCATCAGTATATGTATCCTTTACTTCTAAATCTGAACATTTGTTGTCTGAGTTTGCCATACTATTTATTTTTTTAAAACTGTATAATCTTTTACTAAATATTTGCAAAAGGTTTATTTTTTTGCATTTTTAATTTTATTAGTTAGAATATTGGATAAATAATTAAAAATATAGTATCAGTAATGGCCGAAAAAGTATTAAACTTAAACAACTTTAAATCATCTGGTGTGTATACAGTTGAAATAGACCAAAGTCAAGGTCTAGCTCTACCGCTTACGACAGGAAGATTAATCATAGGATCTAGTAGAAAAGGTCCTTTTAATACAGTGGTATTAATAAACGATGTACGTACATTAAACGCAGTATATGGAGACAGAGATACTCAATTAGAAAAACAAGGAAGTTACTTTCATAGAACAATAGAAGTAGCATTACGGGAAGGTCCCGTTTTTGCAATGAATGTACTGCCTTTAGATACAGACACTGACGTTGTTGCTAACTTAGATAAAGCCTACTTTACAACATATAATACTGAATCTTCTTCTAATAATGAAGACTCTGCACCATATCAATATCCACTAGTTGAATTCTTTAACAAGAGAAAACTGTGGTTCGCGGATGATGAAAGCTTAAATAAATCAAAAAACTTAGCATTAGGAGATGATTATATATTAAATCCTAGTTCATTTGGTAACGCATCTATCGCATCAAATAAAATATTAAGTTTTGCTAATACAGGAAACACTAATATGACGGTGTGGGTTAGAAAAGCAACCGTTACTGGATTTGATGTAACAGCTAAAGAATGGTATGCTAGTTTTGGAGAATCAATTGACTTTCCTAATTTTGTTAGCGCAGACGATTTTATTTCAGATTATTTCGTAGAAGTAATCATAGTAGATGGAGATTGGTCTAATAACATTAGATTATCAAAAGATGCTCTATTTAGTCAATTCTTTGATGAAAGCGGATTGATAGACAGTCAAGTACCTTCATTCTTAGCTTTACAAGAAGTACAAGCAATCGCTAGAGTAACAGGATGTTTGATACCAGAATTTAAAGATCAAAGTGGTACTATTGCATCAGTTGATTCATTAGTAAATAGATTATTTGCCACTACCGGTTTATTATGTGCATTAGACGCAGATAAATTAGATTTGATAGACTTAGAAGACGACAATTTTAGCGATATCAACATGGAAACACATAGAGTTGATACAATAGGACATGGATATGATGAATTAGATTCAGACGATGTATATTCAATAGACAACGGTGGTTTTGAACCATCTGGAACTGTAGCAGATAGTACACCTTTAATAGACATATTGAGTTATAGTAAACCTGGAGACAAGGAACTTATTTACAAAATAGATTTGTCTTTGCCAGAGAATGATTTTACTGGAGCAACAACAAGTAGTTTAATTAAATGGACAGCTGCTGATGATTATTTAATAGCTTTTGAAGATAGTAAAGTTTATAAAGCATATACAGATGGCTTCTTAAGAACAGGAGACGAATCTATTGATGGCGTAAACACTTATTATTCTAAAATAGAAGATGGTTTTATACAAGACCTTGGAGGAAATGATTATTCTTACATTAAGATTTACACATATCAGGATTCCAGTTTATTAAATAGAATCGCAGTAAATACGTATAATAACGTAGACGACTACATAAAATATGTATTAGATTCAGGTTCAGATTTTAAAAAGGTATTTGATTTAACTGACACTGATTATTTTACTGATTATCAAATACAACAACCTAATAAATTAGTATTAGGTATAAATACAGCTAATGCTGCTGAAAAAGCAGAGATTGATGAATTTTTAAAAGTTAATCACTATATTAAAGCTAGATTAGTAGGAGATTCAAGACCTAGGCTGCTTAAGATAATTTCAATTACATCAAGCGAAGATTTAAGCCCTTATAGGTTAGAATATGTTATTACTACTATGGTACCTAGCATAAACGAAGTAGATGGATTAGACACTACTGGAAATACAATATCCGTATATAAAGGAATTGCAAACTTTGTAGGTTCTTTAAAGGGACAATGTATGAAAGGATTCAAAATAAGAACTGGATTGTTACCTAACTCTACATCAGATAGACAAAAAGAGATATTAGAGTATCTGTTTAAATATACAGCAATACCTTCTGCTCTTTCAGACAGAGAAACTATAGATTATAGATATATAGTAGATTCTTATGAAGGAGATCTATCTCAATCTTCTAAGTATCATCTTGGAAAAATAGCAGCAATGAATGGAAAGGTCATGGCGATATTAAACGATCCTTCATTTGAACAATTTGAAAAATCAGTTGACCCTAGTTTTGTTAACGTTGTAAATAAATTAGTTTCAACAGAATATATTTCTAAAGGAGGTAATTTAAGTTTGAATCCAAGCTATACCTTTAAATTTGCAGATGAAGATGTTAATGGAGTGCCATTGTCATCTTACGAATATTTTGTAATGCCAAACATGCTTATTAGAGAAGGCGGTAAAACTAAATCAGTTCCACCAGCAGCTTATGTATCTAACGCGTATGTTAGAAAATTTAAGAACGGAACACCTTTCTTGATTACTGCTGGTAAAAGAGCTATTATCACTGATCCAGAAGTAGTTGGATTAGAATATGATTTAACAAATGACGATAGAGATTTCTTAGAGCCAGTTGGTCATAATTTAATAGTTAAAAGAAGAGGATTTGGAATTACAGTATTTAGTAATAACACTGCATACCAAAGAGTTAAATCAGCTCTTAACAATGCTCATATTAGAGATAACCTATCTACTATTGAAAGAGACATTGAACAAATATTAGTTAATTTCTTATTTGACTTTAATGATGAAATCACAAGATTAAGAGTTAAAGGAATATTAGAAAACTACATGGACTCAGTTGTAAATGCTAGAGGTCTTCAAGGCTATACAGTACAATTTGATACTGAGAATAATACTAATGAAGTAATTGAAGCTAATACTGCGATTGTTGATATTAGTGTAGACTTCCCAAGAGGAATTCATAAATTCATCAATAGAATTACTATTACTAGAGTTGGTGGAGGATTAAGCTCAGATTCAACTGGATTTACTCCAAGTTTCTAACTAAACATTCATACGAAAGTATAAAGAAGAGAGCAATTGCTCTCTTCTTTTAGTTTAGAGAGAAAGGAATTTTAAAAAAATCAGGTATACCTAAAAAACCCAATCTAAAAAGATC